TAATGACTTATCCAAGATTGATGAAAATTCATTAAAAGATCTGGCAAAAACAGCGATACAATTTATCGAGAAAAAGGAAAAACAATGAGTCAGCAAAATACACCGATAATATACAGACCACCAACTCCAGATGATTTAACTTTCATTATGAGTTCTTGGTTAAAATCATATAGAAATTCAGATTTCGCTAATTTCTTATCAAATGATGTATATTATAAATCACATGCAATCGTAATACAAGAAATACTAGATCGCAGCAATGTCGCAATGATTGTTGATCCACAAGATCCTAATCATCTTTACGGATATATCGTATTTGAGAACTTTAAAGGAAGCTTTGTTCTTCATTATATTTATATAAAATACGCTTATCGTAATCTAGGACTTTGCAAAGATGCATTACAAGCTGCTTATCCAAATTTTAGGAAAAAGGAATTTTTCATAACTCACTTGGATAAAACAGTTCTTCGATCTGTGAACAACGATGTAAAACGTAGTTCATGGTTTATAAAGAAAAGAGATGATTATAAAATGATTCATAACATCTACTTACTGATACGTTAAGATAAATTAATAAAATAGAAAAGGAAAATACTATGTCTAATAAAAAAGAAAAAAAAGGTTTTAAGTCACTTAATGAGCCAAAGCCAGAAGCAGCAGCTCCTGTACGCTCAACCGATGAGATTGTTGCTGAATATCGAGCAGTTTGTTCTGATATTGGCAATCTTATGGTAGATTTCGACATCCAAAAAGGTTTGATGTTCCAACATATCAATAAACTTAATGTTGAAATGCAAGCAGCTCGTGCAAAGGAATTAGAAGACGAGCAAAAGAAAATTCAATTAGTTGAATCATTAAAAGCTGCTCATGAAGAAATGAATCCAACTGCTGTTGAAGAAGCAAAATCTGAAAAAGAAGAAGGAGCAGAATAATGGATATTAAATCTGCTAAATTCCAACACGCTATTCAAATGAAGATGGGAGCTTACGCTCAAAACATCACCTTCATTTCACCGGATAAATTTCCGAGCTTAACGATTGCAATGAGTTTTGATCCTACTACACAACTATTGACAGTAACTGTAGGAGCAAGTTCAGTCATGGTTCCAGTAACTAATATCTTGTATATGGAAGAACTTCCAGCTCCAGTGGAATTTATGGTAACAGCGCGTAAAACATCAGCAAAATAATGGATCTGAAATTAGCTACGCAAATTTTGCAAGAGGCTAAACGCCGTCAGGAGGTCAAATCTATTGATCTTCTGGCGGACTCATTTCCTGAACAAACTAATTTCGTCCAAGATTTCAAGAAATACAAAGCAGCTTTAACTACCAGACGTGCAGGTAAGACAACATCAATCGCGATAATGCTTGCTCATTTCTGCGGACAAAATGAAAATGTAATTACACATTACATCGGATTAACAAAAGAATCAGCTAAAAACGTCTTAATGCCGATTATGAAACAACTTAATCGAAGATTTAAACTTAATCTTAAGTTCCTAAAATCACCAGCAAGTGTAATCTTTCCAAATGGTTCAGTTATCCTTTTCTTCGGAATCAATGATACTGAAGCAGAAAGAGAAAAGCTACTTGGTCAAAAATCTAAACTTACAGTCATTGATGAGTGCGCATCAATGACCATTGATCTTAAAGCGACGATACAAGAATTCATCGCGCCTACTCTGATCGATGATAACGGTCAGCTTGTTCTTATTGGAACGCCAGGTAATAATAGAAATTACTTCTGTGATATCACAGAGGATAGAGTACCTGGTTGGTCGGTGCACAAATGGTCAGCATTGCAAAATCCTCATGTTGCAGCTAATTTCCAGGCTGAAATAGATAAACTAATCGCGGAATATCCAGATATCTATGATGATCCAGGTTTTCAACAACATTATCTTGGTAAATGGACTATTGATTATAATGCTAAATGTTATAAAGCTAATCAAAAGAATTATATTCCATCATTACCACCAGGAAATTATCATTATTTCCTAGATATGGATATCGGCTGGGAAGATGATACGGCATTTGTAATCCAAGGTTTCTCTGATACAGATAAAACGTTGTATTTCGTTGAATCTTATTCTGCGCCACATATGACCACAGAAGATATTATCGATCAAGTAAAGATTTATCAAGATAAATACAATATCGAAAAGTATATAATCGATTCAGCCAATAAACAATATGTAGAAGAACTTAAGCGTCGAACCAATATTCCTTTCTCGCCGGCATCAAAAACAGAGAAAATGAATTATGTCGCAATGATGAATTCAGATTTCATTAAGCAAAAAATCAAAATCGTAGAACCAGACTGTCAATCTCTTATCAAAGAATACGATATCCTAACGACGAAACGTAAACCAAATGGCACACTAGCTATCGTAGGAGAAGACCACAATGCCGATGCAGCTCTTTATGGTTGGCGAGCAGCTTATAATTATCTTTCCAACAATGTCATTACACCAGTTCTTACCATTGATGAACAAGCAGATCTGTGGGAGCAAGAAGAAGCAGAACGTCATCAAAATTCCATGGATAGTGATTGGTTTGATGATATTTCTTAATTTCTCCAATAATCTCGGAATAAAAGGACATACATTTACATGAAAATTAATAATATAGATGAATTAGAAGAAATTTTAAAACTCGTTACTGAATATCAATTAGATTCATTAACCGTGGATAACATCATCATAACCAAAACAAAACATAACCAGCTAATCGATTCAGTAACAATACCATTAAGAACATTAGAAGAAGATATTCTTAATATTGATTAACCTGGGGTAATAAGGAGCACAATTCATGGTTTATAGATCACCGCAAGAGATACCAACAGAATATGTTAATGGTACAAAGCCACGTCAAACAGTTAATTCCGCTAAATGGTGGACATTGCCAGATGATCAGGCACATCAATCATTAATCTCTCTTGTTAATTACATCAAAGACAATCAGTCATATCGTCAGGACCAACATCTTCTTTATAATAAGATGTATTCTAATAAGAATATGGCAGGTCTTACTGCGGATCAATATGCCAGAGATACTTCTAAAGGCAAATTAACTTATAACGTTTCCAAGTCTTGTGTTGATACTGTGTTTTCTAAAATAGGCAAGAACAAACCACGTCCGATGTTTCTTACTGAAGATGGTGATTATTCACTCCGTAGAAAAGCGGAATTACTGTCACAGTATATGGAAGGCGAGTTTGAGCGTACCAAGGTGTATGACCATGGCGGTCAATCATGTAAAGATGCTCTTATTTTTGGAACAGGAGCTCTCAAAATATTCATTGATACCAATGATATGCAGATCAAGGTGGAACGAGTTCTTACAGCGGAATTAATCATTGATGATGCAGAAGCGATGTATGGCTGTCCAAGGCAGATGCATCAGGAAAAGCAAGTTGATAGAGATGTGCTTATGGAGATGTTTCCAAAGCATAAATCAAAGATTCAAGAAGCTAATCCTGTATCACAGAAATCATATACAGCCTCAATGGCAGATAACGTTCTTGTTACTGAATCATGGCGCCTTCCATCCAGCTCAACAGCATCAGACGGAAAGCATACCATTGCTATTGATGGAGCAACATTATTTTCAGAACAATATAATAAATCTTATTTTCCATTTGCGTTTCTTCGCTGGAATTCAGATGTTATAGGCTTCTGGGGCGTTGGTCTCTGTGAAGAATTAACAGGTATTCAGTCGGAAATAAATAAGACAATAAAAACGATATCCAAATCATTGGAATTAATGAGCAATCCACGTGTTTATATTGAATCATCTTCTAATGTTAATCACAAAGATCTAACTAATTCCATCGGCGGCATTATAAAATACACCGGAACACTTCCATCACAAGCAACTCCAGCAGCAGTAAATCCAGAACTATACCAATATCTAGAAACATTGTATTCCAAAGCATATGAAATCACTGGTGTCTCAAGACTATCAGCTAATTCACAAAAGCCAGCAGGACTAGATTCCGGCGTGGCATTAAGAGAATATCAAGATATCGAATCCGAGCGTTTCCAAATCTTTGGTCAGCAATATCAACAGTTTTATATTGATATCGCACATCAAATGATTGATCTATCGAAGGAACTATACGATCTTAATAAAAAGAAAAGACAAAAGGATCCAGAATACAAACGTGAATTAGAAGTCAAGATAAGTCATTCACGTAATTCAGCTAAATTCATTAAGAAGATTAAATGGAAAGACGTTGATATGGATGAAGATCAATACGAACTATCGATCTTTCCAGTATCACAGCTTCCACAAACTCCAGCAGGTAAATTAGCTTATATCCAAGATCTAATGAAAGGCAATCTAATTCCTGTAGAAGAAGGATTGAAGCTTCTTGATTTTCCTGACCTTGATTCATATATGCAACGAGCTAATGCTGATATTGATAATACCGAGCGCATTCTTGAAGCAATGATAGATACAGGAACCTATCAGCCACCAGAACCATTTATGAATTTACCTCTTGCTCAAAAGATAACACAACAAACATATCTTCGTGCTCGTTGTGATAACTTATCAGAAGATCGTTTAGAATTACTACGTGAATTCATGGCAGATATTCAAGAACTATTGAATCCTGCTCCAGATCCTTCTGCCGCACCTCCAGCATTACCACCAATACCAGGAGGTCCAATGATGCCACCAGGAGCACCAGGACCAGGAATGTTACCAGAAACTTTACCAGGAATGCCTCCAGCAGGTCTTCCTCCTATGCCAATAGGTTAAACTGGCTACAACAATATAGAAACTAGGAAATATTATGTCTGACAATGAAATACCAACTATTCAAGTAAATAGCGATCCAGCTCCACGACCAACATTAGATATCAAAGAAACATCCGAGGTATCAGAAGCTATTGCAGCTCCAATAACAGAGACTGTAGCAGCTCCAGAACCAAAGAAGCAAGACGATCCAAAGTTTGCGAAGAAGTTTTCCGCGCTATCGAAGAAAGAAAAAGAACTCTATGAAAAGGAAACTTCATTAAAAGAAATCAAATCCAAGGCTGATGCTTATGAAGCTGCTATTAAAGAAGCTAAATCTAATCCAGAAGCATTTCTTAAAGCCGTTGGTTTCAATGGAATAGAAGATCTTCTTGATTTAATTATCAATGCACCAGATCCAGCAGCTCCTCCTTCAGAGATGGATCTTATTAAAAAGCGCCAAGATGAATCAGATCGTAAGATCAAGGAATATGAAGACGCAGTAGCAGCACAAAAGCAAGCAGCACAAGCACAAAAACAAGCAGCAGAACGTGAGCAATGTGTTCAAGGCGTACATGAATTCCTGAAACAACCAGAAAATTTAGAAAATTATGATATGATCCATGCATATTCTGCAATGGATGATGTATGGAACTTAATTGAGAAGGTTTATATTGAATCAAACTCTACTCAAATAATGACTATACAAGAAGCAGCTGATGTTATTGAAGCACATTTATTAGAAGATAGCAAACAAGTATTAGCAAAAGCCGCCAACTCAAAGAAACTCGCTGGACAAGTACCGTCAATACAAGTCAACAACAGCAATCAAGAAGCCAGTAAATTAAACCAAGAAGATAGTAAACAGTACGTCACATTGACAAACTCAACCGGAGCAGGTTCTACAACTCCTCCTCCAAAAGGTTTATCCAGAGAAGAAAGCTTGGAATTCATCAAGAAACAATTCTCGATATGGAAAGACTAATAACAACTCTTTTAGAAAAGGTTTAATAATATGGCTCTAGATTTAGATAGTTTTGATGCGGCACTTAAAACGCACTATACCAATGACCGCGTAGTTGATATGACTTATGACCAACATCCATTACTTGCGATGTTACCAAAGATGTCAGATTTCACCGGACGTGATCTTGTAATTCCAGTTCTTCGTGGTAATCCACAAAATCGTTCGATTGAGTTTTCAGTAGCACAAGCTGGTGTTTCAACTTCAGAAGTTGATGCATTCACCATTAAACGTGTTCACGACTACTCACTCGCAGTAATCGATAACGAAGCTATGTTAGCTTCTAAAGGTAATCCAGGAGCATTTCTTGATGCAACTACTACCGAAATCGACGGTGCAATCAACTCACTTTCACGCTCACTTGCTACCAAGCTTTACAAAGATGGTTTCGGCTGGGTCGGTCGTGTAGCTGGTGCAGTTACTGGTGATACTCTAACACTTGAATCAGCTGACTCTGTCACTGCATTCGAAGTTGGACAAGTTATTCAGTTCGCTGCTCTTCCAGGTTCAGGCGCACTTAAAGACGGTGGCGATAAGCTTACTGTAGTTGGTGTTGACCGTTCATTAGGCAAACTCAAGGTCAGTCCTAATTTAGAAAACATCGCAGGTATCGCTGTTGGCGATTACATCTTCTTCGAAGGTGACCGTGATAATCTTTCCTCACCACGTCGTAAGGCGATTGCTGGTCTTGATGCATGGATGCCTTACGGTGGTCCATCAGCATCACTCTTCTTCGGTGTTGATCGTACTGTTGATACTCGTCTATCTGGTCTCTGGATGGATGGTACTAACATGCCAGTTGAAGAAGCACTTATCAAGGCTGCATCACTTGTTTCACGCGAAGGCGGAAACGTTGATTATGCTTTCATGAGCTTCTCACAATTCGCACAACTTGAAATCGCTCTTGGTGCATCAGTAATGCGTACCAATCTAAAGGTTGGCGAAATTGGTTTCTCAAGCCTCCGTGTAAACGGACCAAAAGGTGAAATCAAAGTCGTAGCTGATCAAGATTGTCCAGAAGATGATTGCTTCATGTTAACCATGAAGACTTGGAAGCTTTACTCACTCGGTGGTAAACCAATCCGTAACATCGGCGAGACTGATGGTAATGGCAGAATGCTACGTAAATCAAATGCAGATGCAGTCGAAGTTCGCTACGGCTACTATGCACAACTTGGTTGTTCAGCTCCTGGTCACAACATCCGCATCAAATTAGCCAAGCCAGTAGGCTTCTAATAAGTTTGAGTGAGGTTGCTCCTGGTTACGGTGCATTAATTAGATATTTCGAATATCAGCCTCATTCTCTTAACTCTTTTAACCTATAAGGAATAAACAAATGGCTAATCAAAACGACTCACCAGTAAAAGCACTTAACAAGAAAATAAGTATTCTATCTGGCTTACTAACACACTCTGCATCAGGTGCAGTAACATCTACATATCAATTTCCAAGCACTGATTTCCTCGGCGCAGAAATTGTTAAATCAGCAACTGCTGAATATACTATTACATTAAAAGCTACAAGATTGAAGCTTATCAGCGCATCTTTAACTCCTATGTCAGGCGTTACTAATGCCAATGGTAACTGGAAAATCAAATCAGTATTAAACTCCGCAGGAACTACAGCAGTTAAAAACGAAAAGGTTAAGTCCATCGTTATTACTTGTACTAATTCCGCCGGTGTTCCTACTGAACAAGCTGTTGTTGGTGGTGTATTCATCACATTGTTCTTCAAAGATACCACAGCGGCAGGCTAATTATGGCATTAGATATAATCGCATTAGCCAAAAAGGTAAAGGAAAAAGCTAAATCACCAGAAGCTTCCAGTGATCATCCATTGATCGTTGAGGCAGATGATGTTTCCGATGAGGAATCAGACGTTGGTTTAGAAGCGGCTGCTGAAGAAATGATGGAAGCAATTAAATCAGAAGATGTCTCATCTTTTGTTTCAGCGCTCAAATCATTTATGGAGCAATGTTAAGATACAAATCAAATAAATAATGTATAAAATAGCATTCTATAGACGGATGCTATTTTGCGTTTAATATAAAGGCACAGAAATGATAACACTAACACAACTCCGAAATCGCTGTTTATCACGAGCTGATATGGCTAACTCTAATTTCCGTAATACAGAAGAATTAGATTTCCTAATTACTACATCTCTTGATGAATTATATGATCATCTTGTTGGATCTTATGAAGACTATTTCGTTCAGGAAATGACAATCAATATTGCATCAGGACAAGATAGTTATCTATTCGCAGCTGATGTTTATAAATTACTTGGCGTAGATACTAACACCGGCGCTGGATATGAGGAAATAGATCCTTATGTCTTCTCTGATCGTAATACCATTATTGGATATGACCACCTTCGATATCGTTGGCTAGGTAAATCATTGAAGTTTCTTCCGAAAGAACATGCAGCAGGTGAATATCGAATCTATTACATTCCAAGATTAGTTCTTGACGGTGAAGATATTCCACCAGAATTAGAACAATATATTGATTATGTTGTTATTGATGTAGCTATTAAATTACTACAACAAGAAGAATCAGATCCAAGTGTTCTTATGGCACAAAAAGCTGAAATGAAACAACGTATTAAATCCATGGCAGCTAACAGAGATGCAGGTAATCCGCTAACTGTACGACAAACTCGCTGGGAGCGTTGTTTCTAATGAATAAGTTTACTAAATTCAAATCATTGAATAAAGAGATTGATGATCTTCAAAACAACATCGATAAATCATTAAGTCCGTTGTTAAAAGATATTTATCTAGAAGGCAATATCATTACATCAATTAAACTACTTGCTAATCAAGATAATGTCATCAATCACCAACTACAAAGACGTCTTACCGGCTGGGAGATAGTTAGAAAGAAAAGCTTCGCTGATATCTGTGACAATCAAGACCGCAATAAAACTCCGGAACTAACCTTGATACTACGAACCACAGACGATGTAACAATAGATATACGAGTTTTTTAAAAGGATATAGGAAATGGCAAATACTCACCAAACAGATAAAATGAATTTAGTACTACCAGATGTTGGTGTGCAAACAGGTCCTCAATGGAGTCAAGATCTTGACAATGCATTTGAGAAGATCGATGAGCATGATCATTCCAGCGGCAAAGGTGTTAAGGTTCCAACCGCTGGACTAAACATCAATGACGATTTACCATTTAACTCCAATGATGCAATCTCATTGCGATCTACTCAATTCACAAATCAAATATCTACATTACCTAATTCCGATATTCGAGCATTGTATGTAGCTTCTGGTAATTTGTATTTCAATAACAACTCTGGCGCTCCGATTCAACTTACTACTGGTACCAACATCAATACCGGAGCTTTGGCATTAAATATCTGGAGTTATCTTCCAATTAATACCAATACCACAATACCAGCAAACTCACCAGCTATTTACCTCGCAGTAAATACCGGATCTTCATCAAAGACAATAAATCTTCCATTAGCTAATTCAGTTACAGCTGGAAGATATTTCATTGTTAAAGATAAAAATGGTTTGGCAGGAACTAATATCATTTATGTTAGTCCACAAGGAACAGATTCTATAGAAGGACTCACATCTTTCGTTGAACAAATCAATTACAACTATGGTTCAACGATGTTTGTTTCTGATGGTGTTAGCAACTGGTCTACATTTAAACAACGTACTGATGCAGCTACTGGTGTGCAACAAGGTTCTATTCGTCTTGGTGGAGATCTTGCTGGTTCAGGATCAACTGCTAATGCACCACGAGTTGTTGATGCAACAGCTTCTGTAAAAGGCAAATTAGCATTAGGAGGTGATCTTAACGGAGATGGATCGTCATCCACAACTCCTACTATTGGTAAACTAACCGGTATTTCTGGCGCAGTTAGTCTTGGCAATACTCCATCAACGGCATCAAATTTCGGTGGTTTTAAACTCTCCGCTCCTTCTGCTCCTAATAGTTATTTCACTGGTATGTCAGTTCGTAATACCAGCAATTCCGGAAATGTTAATTTGGTTTGTTTAAGTTTAAATAATGAAGTTGAAATATCATCTACTGATACAGTTTCAATTCGTCGTGGTGGAGCCAAAGAAGAAGTTCATACCGTTACAACTACTTATACAGTAGATTCACGAGCAGGTTTTAAAGACAATATTATTCTTGTCAATCAAACAAATTCAAGTCAATTTATAATTACATTACCAGCTGTACCAAATAGAGTATTACAATTCAAAGATATTTCTGGTCAAGCTAACTTCGTATTAAACTGCGCAGGTAAAACAATAGACGGTTTGTTAGGTGGTCGTAGATTTTGGTCAAACTATAATTCATGGAAACTCGTATCTGATAATAACTCTAACTGGTGGATACTTTAAAGGAAATAGGAAATTAATATGGCAAAAAAAGCATCAATTTTATTTACAGGTGGAGGCGGATGGACCGCTCCTGCAGGCGTTACATCCATTGAACTTACTATCGCAGGAGGAGGCGGTGGTGGAGCAGGCGGAAATATCGCTGCCAATACTACTTCTATTCGTGCAATCGGAGGCGGTGGAGGTGGAGCTGCGATTGTTAACTACATCAATAACTTTCCAGTAGTTCCTGGTACAGCATATGCGATTAACATCGGAGCAGGAGGAGCTGGCGGAGTTTATGTCGACGGTTCGGACGGTGGTACCTCTTCATTTGGAACTGTTATCGCGCAAGGTGGCTGTGGCGGAAAGAATTCCAATGCTAATCCTGCAGGTGGAACATGTCTTCCTGGTAAATATCGAATCTTTAATTTAAACTCCGTGTTTTATGACGGTATTGACGCAACTCCTGGAGCCGGAGGTCATGGTGGATATAACACCGTAGCTCCTGCTGCGATTGCAGAAGAAGGATGTGGTTGGTCAGTTTCATTCGGTGGTTCTGCAGGAGTATTTGGTTCTGCATCAGGCAGCTATCTTGGAGGATCTGGAGGAGGAGGCGGTGGAGGCGCAAACTTTCCTGGCTGCACTGGAGGTGCAGGTGGAAGTGGTGGAAATGGAAATTCCGGAGGTTTAGGTGGTCCTGGAGGTAATGGTTCGCCAGGTGTTCTTTATGCCGCTGGTGGCGGTGGAGGCGCAGGAGGCGGAGCTGGAACTACAGGAGGAGCTGGATCAATCGGAGGTGCCGGAGCACCAGGTTTTGTTATCATCAGCTGGATAGAATAATAAAGGAAAACAATGGCATTACAAAAGCAAAAATTTGATGTTTCTCTTAACGGAACATTAGATACTAAAACAGATTCTAAAGCAGTTATACCTGGTAATTTCCTTGAGCTTACTAATGCCGTTTTTACTAAACCAGGTGCATTAGTTAAACGCAATGGTTTAGATCAGTTATCACAAACTATTGATTACAGTGATGGTAAGATTATACAAGGTCAAGCGTTATCACGTTTTCAAGATCAGTTATTACTCTTTACCGGCAGCGAAGCATATAGCTATTTACCACACAATAGCAAATGGACTAGTAAAGGTGCAGTAAGTTCTATTATCAATAACAGTTTTCAAGTTATAAGAAATTCATTTACTCAATCTAATCCTGATCGTAATGTTCTTAATAACGTCGAGTGTTACGCCTGGGAAGATTCACGTGGTGGTATTCGTTATTCCATCGTAGATAAAATCTCTGGCAACTTCATTGTAGCAGATAAATTACTAGCAACTACAGCAAAGCAACCTAAAGTTCTTGTGATGAGCGATCATTTCTTGATATTATATGCAATCGATAATGTTATAAACTATTCACGTATTTATCTTAATGCTTTATCAATAGATCCTGTATTAGAATCTTTGACAAATAATTATAGCGGCAAGAAATATGATGCCTGTGTTTCTAATAACGTTTTGTATCTTGCTTATTCTGCAGCGAAATCAGAGGCTCATGTTATTTCATTAAGCAATAATAATGTTTTTCAATTAACCTTCGGCGGTTCAAACGGAACTGATACAACTAAAATCGGTGTTACACCTCATCCTATTGATGGATGTTTGATATCTTATGTTAACGATCTAACTAATACTTTAAATCTGGTTATTGCTACAGCATCATCGGCATCAACTCAAACTGTTAATCAAGATATTGAATTAAATAGAATAAGAAATATCGCTTTAATACATGATGGCTTACCATTTACTGATCAATATAATCTCAAGATTTTTTTTGAATTTGAAGCTAATGTAAATAATCCAACTATTCAATATTGTCGTGTTGCTAATTTACAGGTTAATAGCACATCTAATTCAGGTCTTAATGGAGTTGTATTGAAAAAAGGTATTGGTTTATATTCTAAACCATGGAATCATAATCTTAAAACTTATATTACTTGTATTCATGCCAGTGAATTTCAACCTACTTACTTTTTAATGAGTGATGAATTAAAAGTAGTTTCAAAAGCAAATCAAAATCAATCCGGAGGCTTAAGAAATTTCCAGCTTTGTGAAGCGCCTAATGAATCCAACGGTATTCTTTCAATTCCAACATTGAAAAAAGGTAAATTAGAATCAGAAGATAAGACAATCTTTTCACCTCTTGGTGTTGTGCGATCTTCTTTTGACTTCGTAAGTCCTAATCACTTCCTATCAGCGAGTATAAATGATAATCTTTATGTCGTCGGTGGTGTTCTTCAAAACTATGACGGTAATAAATTTACCGAAGCAGGCTTTCATCTTTATCCAGAAGCTATTGAAATTAATTCCGATAAATTTTCTTCTGCTATTCTCGCTGTTGGTACCTCAACAGCGGCACAAATATCAGAAATAGTTTTTGCCAATAGCAGCAGAATAGTTCCTGGCAGTTATTTCACCGCCTCTGGTGCTGAAAATGCTATTCAATATTATTTCTGGTTCAAGGTCGATGGCATTGGAAACGATCCTAATATCGAAAACATGATTGGTATTCCTGTAATATTGCAATCCTTTTTCACTGCAGATGAGGTAGCAGAAGCAGCAAGACTATCTATTGCATCGTTATTGGAATTTTCCACAACACGAATTAACAATAAACTTATTATAGCTAATACCAGTAATGGAAATTCCGATGGTGTTCTTATTGGTAATATGAATTCAGGTAATGTACAACCAGGTACATATCAATACGTATGTCTTTGGAAATATGTAGACAATGCAGGACGTATTCATCGTTCAGCCACCTCTCTTCCTGTTACCAAGATATTAAATCAAACAGGATCCATTTCTATAACCGTACCACTACTATCGCCAACAGCAAAAGATAATGTTGTGTTAGAGGTTTATAGAACAGAAAATCTCGGACAACAGTTTCGTCGTATTACACCGTTATTGAATCCGGTATTTAATATCCAAAATAATAATCCTGATTATACATCCATCAGTTTCATTGATATCTATTCAGATAATGATCTTATTGCAAATGAGTTATTATATAATACTGGTTTTGTTCTTGATAACGATTCTCCTCCACCTTGCTCTCTTATAGCTAATTATAAAAACAGATTGTTTATCGCTGGTTTGGATGAAAAGAACTTAATTCAATATACTAAAATCATTGATCCTGGTGAGAAAAGCTTTATCGCAGGTTTCAGTGATGCATTGTATATTGAATTAAATACCGAAGGCGGCGAGATTACAGCTCTTGCTGGTATGGATGATAAACTTATCATCTTTAAAGAAACTCAAATCTATTACATCTCTGGTGATGGTCCAAACAATACCGGCATTGGTGAATTTAGTGAACCACAGTTAATCTCTACTGACGTTGGTTGTAGTAATGCAAACTCCGTGGTATTAACTCCAAATGGTTTATTGTTTAAATCTCCAAAAGGTATTTATATCCTTGGTCGTGGTTTGGAAGTTCAATATATCGGAGCACCAGTTGAACGTTATAATTCACTGACAATCAGTTCTTCTATACTACTTAATGAACAAAATCAAGTCCGCTTCCTAACAGAAGATGGTGTTGCCTTGGTTTATGATTATTATGTACAGAAATGGACTACATTTAGTAATTATTCTGGCACTGATTGTGAAAACTATCAAGGAGTCTTTCATCTCCTTCGTGCTGATGGCAAGGTTATGAAAGAAAACAAAATCTGGAAAGATCAAACTGATAATGGTTATCAACATATTCCATTGAGCTTTGAAACGGCTAACATCGCTACCGCTGGTATTCTTGGCTTTCAAAGAATTTACCGCGCCATGATGTTAGGAGAATATCTTGGACCTCATAAAATTAAAATGAGCTTTGCTTATGATTACTCACCAATCTTTGTTGATGTTGTAGTTTTTGATGCCGCATCAACATTAGGTCAAAATACCTATGGATCCGTAAGTCCATACGGTTCAGAACCTATTTATGGCGGCAGTTTTAATCCATATTTCTTTAGAACTCATTTAGATCAGCAAAAATGCACATCTATTCGCATTAAGGTAGAAGATATTCAAGAATATTTACCAAGTCAAACAGAGAATTTTAATGAAGGTTTTTCGATCTCTGGACTGACATTAGAATTTGGTATCAAATCTGGTAATCTTAAAACATCTTTCAATAAAACTCTAGGATCTAAATAATGGAAATAGAATTAAAATTACGTAAAGCAGATTTAACAAAAGATCTTAAAACAATTAATCGTTGGTATAATGATTGGAAGATGAATAGCGTCGCAGATTGGTATTTTCCAGAAGATGTCTTTATTATTGATGGAGTTATTTGCGCATCATACTATAAGACTAATTCTAAAATCGCATATATGGAAAACGTTATATCTAATCCTGATTGTCCAAGCGAAATTCGTAAAGCAGGTCTTGGACTTATTGGAGATTATATTTTTAAACAAGCCAAATCAGATGGTTTTAAAGTTGTTATTGGTTGGACTGATAATAACTCTGTTTCAAAAACATCACAGGAACACGGTATGATTATTTCAAAACATCAATATGCATTTATGATAAAGAACTTAAACGATAAAGGAGATAAATAATGAGTGGAGTAGCACATTCCGTTTTTGGTACCGGTGAATATGAACCAGAACAACGACAAATTCAAAGTGATCAATTTGTCGGAGAAAAGGTCGATGCAGGCTATGATGCTGCACGTGCAAATTTAAATGATCGTCAAGGAACAATAGACAATCGTCAAGGTCCAACAGCTCAAGCTGCTCAAACTGATTTAAGTCAATTATATAAAGCACAGTTGCAAAATGCTCAAACTGCCTCTGCTGCTGGAGTTAATCTTTCTCCTGCAGAACGAGTTGGTCAAGTTAATATCGGTAATGTTTCACAAGCACAAGGAGCTCAACTAGGTGCAGCGGCACAAGCAACAGCAGCTCAACTTAATAGTCAAGATGCACAGTTCCGCAATAACCAAGTTGCATTAAGTAATCAACTAACTAATCAAATGAACGGACAAGGTCCTTCGCTTGCTGGCAATCAATATCAAGAAGCGCAAGAACGAAACCTCGCCGGACAAATGGGCGCAGCAGCTGCGCTCGGTGGTCGTAATGCTGGTCTTCAACAACGTCAACTGGCAATGAGCGCCGCTCAACAAGGTCAAGCTACTGCGCGAGATGTTGCTAATATCAGAACTCAAGAACAACTTGCCGCAACACAACAACTTGCTGGCGTATCTGCACAAGGTCGTGATCAAGATATTAATCTTGCTTCACAAAATGCTCAACTACAACAACAAGCTGCATTGGCTAATCAAGGAGCTACTAATCAATTTGGTTTAACACAAGCTCAAATGGCTCAACAAAATAGTCAGTTCAACGCTGGTGCACTTAATGCTCGTCAATCAGAACAAGCTCAATTAAATCAACAAGCTAATTTAGCTAACCAAGCTGCTGGTAATTCATTTGCTCTTCAACAAGGTCAAATGAGTCAGCAAAACAATCAGTTCAATGCCGGCGCACAAAACCAAGCGTTCCTTCAAAATGCTCAATTACAAGCAGCTAATGAAGCTAATTACGGTAGCCAATACAATCAAACTCTTGGACAAAATACACAAAATCAACAAGGTGTTAATTTAGCCAATCAACAAGCTACATTGCAACAACAACAACAAAACGATGCAATGAGTCAATTCTATCAGCAACAAATTCTTGGTCAAAATACTGAACAAGCTAATCGTGCTATGGCATTGGAGCAAATGAAAACCGAGCAAGATAATGCTCGTATTCAATCAGAACAAGCTGCTTATGAAGCTTCACGTGGAGCTCTTGGTTCTACAGTCGGTTCATTTGCAGGCGCTGGTGCTGGTGGTGTTGCAGGTGCCGCTGCTTCTTCAGATAGCCGTGGTAAATCAGGAATTAAATCTGGTGATGAAAAGATTAAAGATTTCTTTTCTAATTATAAGAAAAATAATAACGCTAATTCAACAAGTCTTTTAAGCTCTTCACCGGCTGAAAAAAAAAATAAGATTGATCCGATAACTCCTGCTCCAGTTGTTCCAGCTGGAGGTGTAAATACAGTTTTTAGTCCTCCTTCTGTAACTCCAGCTGCTCCGGTAGTTGCTGGACAAGGATCAACAGTTGTTGTTCAAGCTCCTGCTCCAGTTACACCTACAACCACTACTCCAGTAGCTCCAGCTCCGGCTGTTCCTGCTCCTAGCACACCTTCTTCCTCATCATCTGAATCAGAAAGACAAAAGAAAGATGATGAACGATGGAAAGCTATTCTAAAAGGATATCAAAATCAACAACCAGCTGCAGCAAGTGGTTTTGGTGGATCATTAATCGGTGGTATTGGAACTGGTATGAGTCTTGTAGATAAAGTAAGAGAAGGAAGAGGAAATTCTAGCTCACAAAAGATCGCAGCTCAAACTCATCAAGCTCGTGTTCGTGAAATTCAAAATAATAATGCTAACAATGTTATGATGCGTCCAAACGCAGCACTAACAACTGGCATGACTCAACAAGAGATTAATGCCGCTACTGCTAATATGCCAGTAGTTCAAAACAATCAAACTCCAGGTATTCCTGTGTCAACAGCTGGTATGCGAGTTGCTCCTCCAATAGCAAGCTCGGATATTAAATCTAAAACAGATATTACATCTTCTTCACCTGCTGGAGCAAAGACAGGAATTAGTTCTGGTGATATGAAAATCGGAAATTTCTTTTCATCTCTTCGTGGTAATAATATGGCGACTGATGATACTCCGATTATGTATGATAAATTCAACGGTGCAGGCTCAATGGATGTTCGTGGATCGATGCAAAATCATAGTAATACTGCAACTGCTTATCAAACTAATCCAGCAAATTATTCCGATCATCCTGGATCTAATTATCGAGGTCCAGCTGGAGTAGCTGCAGGTGGTCCAGTAGCTAGTAATAATCCTGCAAACTATGCAGGTCCAAAGATTGGCTCTGATGTTTCTGCAGGCTCAATATCTGGTGCAGGAGAAATGTTTGGTCAAGGTCTTGCAGGACTTGCAATGAGTGATAAAAACACCAAGAAAGATATCAAAACTGCTATTGATAATCAGGTCGGTGATTTTATGGATAACCTTCACGCTTATGAATATCAATACAAAGATCCAAACAAGCCAGGAGCTGGCGAAGGAAGATTTGTCTCACCAATGGCACAAGAATTAGAACAAACTGAAATAGGTAAATCAGCTGTTATTGAAACTCCTGAAGGTAAAATCGTGGACTATGGCAAATTATCTGGTGCGATGTTAGCTGGTATTGCTTATCTTAATGAGCGCATGAATAATGTCGAAGGCAAACCAAATAAACCAGTGATGGATATTCCTGAAGAAGATCTATTAAAAACAAATAAATAACGGAAAAAAAGGCATATAATCATGGCATTTAAATTAGATGAGTCAAGACTTAATGGTCTTTTAGAAAAAGGTTTAGTAAGTACAGAATTCGCAGAACGAGTATCTGGTAAATCTGCTGCGCAACAAGCAAAAGCAATCGATGAGGTTGCAAAACCAGAAACCAGAAATCCAACAGCTGAAGAAATGGATGCTGATTTCAGTGCGCAAATAGCTGAACAAAAACGTAATGCTACATTGCTAGCAAGCAATGAGCCATTTACTGGTGGCAGTTATACTCCATCAGCAGACGGCTCTGCACCTGCTACGCCAGCACCAGAACCTGCTCCTGCTGCACCTCCTGGTTTAACTCAAGAACAAGAAGTTGCCAATGCACGCTCTTTAGAAGCTCGTCAACTTGAATTAGATACACCAATGAATGCTACATTTGGTGGCGCAGACGCTGTTCCAAACGCACCTCCACAACTTACAATGAATGGAACACGTCAAATCACTAAAGCTGGTGGCACTGATCCTAGTAATGTTGCCGGAGGAGCTCCACAATTAACATTAGATACTCCACAAACTGGTGTACCATTTATTAAACCAAGCGAACAACCAACTCCAAAACCTGCCGCAGGAGGAGGATCGTCAGGTCCTTCTGGCGCTCGCATGATGTTAAATGCTCAAAATGCAGCTACCGGACAGCGTGCTGTTCTTGGTCAACAAGCAACTGATGTTCAAATGCGAGAAGATCAAAGTGTAGCTGCTGCAGCTGCTGCAAATGCTGAACGTTATGCAGAACAAATGCGCGTTCAAGATGAAAGAAATAAAGAACAATTTCAATATCTTCAAAAAGATTTAGATCAATTACAAGCAGATGCTATTGCTCAAGGAAATCAAGAAGTCGATCCACAACGTGGTTCTCCATGGGCGGATAACAAATCAACTGGTTCTAAAATCATGTCAGCTGTTGGTTTATTCCTCGGTGCATTTGGTCAAGCCGGTATGATGGCTGGCGGAAATAAAAATGCTAGTAATCAAGCTATGGATGTTATTAATCAAAACATCGAACGTGATATCAAAGCACAAGAATACAATATTAAAAACAAAGGTAATTCAATTTCAGAACGTCGTGGTATTTACGCACAGAAATTACAAACTTATGGTGATGAACGTCTTGCCTATCAAGCATCGATGATTCATGGCTTACAAGATACTGAAAACCGAGTTAAAGCTATTGTTGCTGGTAATGCTAGTGATAAAACTCAAATTCGTGGACAAGAATTACTCGTTGGTCTTGAAGAAGAACGAGCAAAACGTGAGGCACAATTTAAAATCGCAGCAGAACAACGAGCTGCAGCTGTAGCTGCACAGGCAGCTGCAAGACGTGAAAAAGATCGTGTCGCTAACGATGCTGCATTACGAACTGCATGGCAAACATCACAGGATGCAAATGGTAATCGACCACCTCTTGAAACGTTTATGCAAAATCCACAAGCATATAAAAGTGATCATGCTGTTGCTACTGCCGCTGCCGTTGCCAAAGAAAAAGGCTCTGGAGAACCTGCATTAGAAGTTCTTGATAGTGATGGTAATCCAACACAAGTCCAACCAAGAAATAAAGAAGCTGGAACTAAAATAGCAGCAGCAGCTGCAGCAAGAGATACTCTTCGAGGTCAAATTAAACGAGCTCAAGAATTACGCGCTCAATATGGTGGCGAAACATTTCCAACCGCAGCTAAAAAGGAAATGGAAACATTGACTAATGATATGATTACTACATGGAAAGATATCAAAGGTCTTGGAGCTCTTTCTGGTCCTGATCTTAATCTTGCACAAACTGCTGTTCCTGATTTAACTGATTGGAATATCATAGGTCGTGATACAGTAGCTGCTCAATTAGATCAGTTAACTACTTCAGCTAATCAAGCTGTTGATTCTGCAATACGAGCTAATAAGGTTGCCGGAACAACTCCAAAAACTGAAGCTGGTGGCGGAACTAAATTAGATGCTAAACCAAATAAATAAAATAAGAGAGAATTAAATGGCTGAAAAAATAGATCGAGTAATTACCAAAGCAGAACCTGTGGAAGTTCCATTCCGCGCAGATAGACCATTGGACCAACAAGTTCCTGTGGATGTACCTACGCCTGCTGAAGCGCCATTAGTTCCTAATGCAGGTCCTACATCAATTTCTGCAACAGCGGCTCCATTACCTCTTGCTTATGATACCAAAACAGGAGAACAAGCAGCTATTCCATTTGAAGCCTTACCAGATGCTATTGCTGCTGGTAACGTAGGTTTCAAAATCGGTGAACGTATTGATATGATTGGTCAAGATGGTAAATCATATAATTTACCTGCCGAAGAAGTGCGTGATGCTTTATCTTCTGGATATCGTTTAGAATCACCAGATGAGATTTCAACACGAAAATATGTCGCAGATAATGCCGGAGTACAAGGAACATTAAAGGTCGGAGCTGGACAAGCTGTTGATGAATTACTTGGTGGTATTCCTGAAATTGTATTTGATCATGTTGCCACTCCATTAGAACGTGAAAAGAAAGATGCCTTGAAAGCTGATCATGAGGTCGCAAATACCGTCGGTGGAGTTGCAGGTTTCGCCGGATCTTTGTTCGTTGGAAGTGAATTATTCAAAGGCGCCTCTGTTGCTGGTAATGTAACTGAACGAGCGGCTGCTAAATTACTTCGTACTGAAGGTGAAGCATTAGTTGCACAAGAATTAATCGCTGGTGGTATGAGCGCAGCAAAGGCAGCTAAAGCCGCAACTCCGTTATGGAAAACGGTTGCGACTAATGCAGCTGGAGCTGGTGTTGAAAACTTAACTCAAGAAGTTCCAAAGATTATAACTGAATTAGCTCTTGGCGATACAGATGCCGCAGCAGAACATGCTAAATATGCAATCGGTGTCGGAGCTGCATTTGGTGGTGTTACTGGCGCAATAGGCAAAGGTTATTCTGGTTTAAGTAAATTAGTATCAGAATCTAAAGCTGCTACTGTTGCCGAAGGTGCGCCTGCTGAAAGCTGGATGACTAAATTAAAAGATCTTGCAGAAGAATATTCTTTCAAAATTCAAGCTAAAAATGCTGGAGCTTTAAAATCCAATGTTTCTAAAATAGGTGCTGAAGGTGTTGTTGATAGCTCACGTATTCTTTCTGAAGCTGGTTTATTAAACAATGGTGTTAAAAATTCAGAAGCTGTTGCTGCAGATATTGCTACTGGTCTTGAGCGAGGCTGGCAGCAAATGGACTCTGCTATTTCTGGTCTTGATGCACGTGCCGGTGAAATTAAAGCTTTGGCAGCTGAACCAGAACAACTAGGCGTTATTGGTAAATTAGAGGAAATGAAAGATAAATTCAAATATGCTTCTGATGCTGATAAAAGAAAAATCATTGACGAAGCTATTGATAATTTTGAATCTGATGCTGGTTTGATTGCTTCTTCAGAAACTCCGTTGAAAGAATTACATAATATCCGACGTTCCATGGATGATAAACTAGCGTTCAATGCCGCAGATACTAAACCACTGACTAAACTCAAGGAACAAATTAGAAATGTTTATTCAGGTGAGTTAAATAAATTCATTGATAATGTGTCAACGAAATTAGAACAACCAGAATTAGCAACTGCTTGGAAAGAAGGAAACAAATTATATTCTGCCGCTGCAGACTATCGTAAATTTCTAACTAACGAACAAAATTCTTTCATTGGTAACAGGATGTTTGGTTTGACTGATAACATCGCTGGAGCAGCAGGTTTAATGTCTGTTGCTGCCGGTAATCCAGCAGGACTTATTGGTATTGCTGGAAAAAAAGCATTGGAAAGTTCATACGGACAAACCGCAATCGCAAGTCTTCTTTATAAATTCTCTCAATCAGGAGGAGAAAATGCCGGACTGTTATTGGCTCAAAAAGCATTGCAACATGGTGAATCTCAAATGAAAAGAATTCCGGAGATATTAGGATCAAAGATTTCTGTTCCAATCGCTACTTCGGCTCCGATGTATGCTGTTACCAGATTCCTTGGTAGTAATTCTTCACCACGTTCAATGCAAGAACGTCAAAAACAAGTAGATGATCTTGCAATGAAGGTGCGAGAATTAAACTCTAATCCACAGAAATTAACAGATAAACTTGCTGAATTAAGCGATCCATTGAATCTTGGCGCTCCTAACGTTGGTCTTGCGTATACACGCCAAATGCAAGAACTTTATCAGCACATTGAATCTATTGTTCCAAAGAACAAAAAAGAAATCAATCCATTCAAAAAAGCTGTAATGAAATACACTGATACTGAATTAACTGAATTTGAACGTAGATTAGCAGTTATTGAAGATCCATATTATGTTCTCGAAGGTATTCAAAACAATACACTAACTCGTGGACAAGTAGATACTTTGAAATTAATCTATCCAAAGATTTATGTCAATTTAGTTAAAGGAGTTACTGAAGCGGCAAATGATCAGGAAAAACCTATTCCATATTCACGTCGATTGAAATTAAGTCTTCTTCTTGGAGAACCTATTGATAAATCAGTTGAAAACGTTGCTCAATATCAAGCGACATTTTCAGGATCACAAGAAGATGCTCAACCACAAGCTCCGCAAATCTCATCCGGAAAACCAAGAACAGCTAAACTAGATGTTGTTGGAAAAGATAACAAATTTATGACCGCCACAGATAGATTATCAAACCGATAATCATACACAGACAGATTAACAAACCAATAATATTCTGTCATTACACATAAGGATAAAGGAAATACCATGGCACGTACAGCATTAAAAGAATACAAAAATTTATCAATGGCAGCAAATACCAAAACCGAACCATTTCTCATTGAAAATACATTTGGTTTTGCAATTCATGTTACATGGACAGGAACACCAAGTTCCAAAATCTATGTTCAAGGATCTTGCATGAGCCAAAAACCTACTGAAGATCCTGGTCAATGGATAACTTTAAATGATGCAGTTGATACTTCAGATGCAAAACATTTAACTGACAAATATCATTTGTTTAATTCCAGCGGCGCTGGTTATCGTTGGATACGAGTAGTAAGTGAATTTACTTCTGGCACAGGATCATTAAATGTAATTATTTCCGTTAAAGGTGTTTAATGGCAAAAAACTATACAGATTTGGATGCTAAAGTTGGCAGCAAGAATTATACCAATCTTGATCTTGATGGTATTGGATCTGGCACTCCGGCACCTATAGATCCAGCTACTTTGAATTTACGTTCTTATTTCAAAGCAGAAAATTATAACTTCGGAGCAAGCACGTGGACATCTTCAGCTTCTGCCGGAGATTCAGGAACTCGTTCAGTTTCTACATTAGGAACAAATGCTCCAATCGCTGGAACAATTAACGGCAAACCTGCTATCAATCAACCTGGAACTGCTGGTTTTTGGCTTCGATTACAAATGGTATCTGAAAATACCGGACAACCTTCGAGCGTTATTTCTCAACCTGATTTTATGCTTACCATTGTTTGTGAGGTAACAGGACCAGTTCTTGGATCGCAAAATGCTGGCTTTTCCGTTTTGCTAAATGAAAGCTCAACTCAAATCGGCGTCAATATGTATCTTGATGGTGGCGTTCCAACGATTAATGGTTTTATTGTTAGTCCTATTTATTGTAACGTAGCATTACCATTGCCTGCTTATGGCACACCATTTGTTTTACAATATGGAATCATCAGCAATCAAGTAGCAATGAGATTTAATAAAAATCCATTTACATATGCTGCAATTCCGCCTGGAACCGGAAATCCAGCTTATCAAAACTTTCACGTTGGTTATGCCGGAGCAAGTTTATATCCAGGAAAACTCGGAGATTATTACGGAACTCTTGGAAGTAGAACTCTTCAACAACATGATGATCTTGTAAATGCAGCAATGGTCAAATACTCAATTACATAAAACAAATAAGGATATAGGAAACAAACATGGCAAAGAATTATACAAATTTAGATACAAGTGAAATAGTAGCATCTGGTGGAGGTGGATCTGGCTTTACTGCTGGTGGTGATCTTTCAGGAACGTCTACATCACAAACTGTTACTCGAATTCAAGGAGTTCCTGTATCGGCAACACTTCCAACAACCAATCAGGTTTTACAATACAACGGTACAAGTTATGTTCCTGCTACTGTATCTGGTGGTGCTGGAGCACCTGTTGATGCAAGCTATTTAACTCTTGGTTTAAATGGTACATTAACTACTGAACGAGTATTAACAGCAGGTACTAATATAAGCTTTGTGGACGGAGGTGCTGGTGGTGCTTTAACTATCAATGGCACTTACACCTATACTCCAAGTGATGCTACTACAGGTGCAAAAGGTATTGTCCAACTTGCAGGAGACCTTGGTAACACCGCTGCACTTCCACGAGTGTTAAAAATAAATAACACTGCTGTAGCAACAGGAGCAACTGCAGGACAAGTATTACGAGCAACAGGTTCTTTAGTATCTTCTTTCGGTTCATTGGATCTTTCTCTTGCAGCTACTGTTGGAACATCTATTCTTCCTTCAGCCAATATGTTTCAAGCTACTAATGCAGCTTCTGGTGCAGTTCAACTTGCAGGCGATCTTGCAGGAACAGCTGCCAGTCCAAGTGTCGTAGCATTACGTGGTTCTGGTATTTCAGTTACCGCACCAACTGCTAATCAAGTTCTTCAATACGTTGGTTCTGCCTGGACTCCAACTTCGCTTCCAGCTGCTGTTAGCACTGCGGCAAGCTTTGTCACCATAGGTACGGATGCAAGTTTGTCAAACGAACGTGTTCTTACTGCTGGTACAAATATTTCTATCGTAGACGGTGGTGCAGGTGGTTCGGTCACAATTAACGGAACTTATTCATATACACCAACTGATGCTACTGGAGGCGCTAAAGGAGTTGTGCAACTCGCAGGTGACCTTGGTGGTAGTGCAGCTGCTCCGGCAGTTTTAAAGATTAACGGTGTGTCAGTATCAGGCACTCCTGCCGTAGGTTATGTTCCTACTGCTACTTCTTCTACTGCCGCTACTTGGCAAGCTCCTGCAGCTGGTGGTGGCGGAGCACCGGTTGGCGCTTCATATTTAACTCTTGGAACTGATGGTACACTAACTTCTGAACGCGTTCTAACTGCTGGATCTGGAGTTAATTTCTCTGACGGTGGTGCAGGTTCGACATTAACTATTAACGCCGTTCCTAATGACGCTACAACTGGCGGAAAAGGTGTTGTTCAATTAACTAATGACCTTGGTGGTACAGCTACAAGTCCAACGGTATTAAATATCACAGGCTCTTCTGGCACTACGGCAATAAAAGTAGCGGAGGTTACTAATAGCTCTGTTTCTGGTTTAGTCTTTAAGGATAAGAAATTCCAAGTTACTACTACAAATGCAACTACAACTAACATCGCTACTTTTGCATTGGCAACAAGTAATACCGCAATGGAAGTTGATGTTATTATCATTGCTAAAATAGCTGATGGATCTAAATCTGCATGTTTCAAACGTTCAGCTTTATATACAAATCGTTCAGGAGTTTTAGTTGTAACCGGTGCAGTTAATGACCTTGGCACTTCTAAAGACGATGCTCTTTGGAATGCTACTATTGCAGCTTCTGGTACCAATATCAACGTCAGTGTGACTGGTGTTGCTGCAACTACGATTTCTTGGACCGCATCAATAACCACTCACTTCGTATCATAAGGAGAAATAGATGTTTATTAATGCTGCGCAACACATGGCGCCTAAAAAACCAACTCAAATCGCACTTCCGACGTATATCAAAGGAACAAATGTTAGTTCCATGACTACGTATTACGCTACTCAATTTCCTCCTAAATATTATCCAGAAGATTCAGGTAGCAATACATTTCCGATTAAACAAGCAGACGTAGATTACATCGCATCAAAAGGATTTAATTTCGTAAGATTATTGTTTAGTCATGAAATCATTCAACCTAATGGAGCTTTCACTGATTTTGATACCAAAGCAATAGGCTATCTAAAAGATCAAGTTGATATGTTTATGGCTAAAGGCAATATCCATGTTAGTTTAGCTGTTCACGCTGGAGATGATCCTGGTTTCGGAAAATACTATGGAAATACGTTTGTTAAAGGTGGAACTGTAAGTCCTGGAGCTGTACGTGCTGACTTCTATCGTCGTTTAGCTGAAATCTTTCGTAGTTATGATCGTTTGCATTGGAGTTTTGATAACGAGCCACAAGGTCAAAATATCAATATCTTTTCCTGGATGCAGGAATGTATTAACGCCGTTGCTCATATCCACGGAGGTAAACACTTTATCAATGGTGGCTATTTCTCTGGTGGCGTTAGCTGGACGAATTCCGGCAGCGACCAAGGATCTCCTAAAATTTCTAATGCCACAGCGGCATTGACATTGACACATCCTTATGGAATAGATAATTTAATTTTCTGTACACATAATTACGCAAACTCCGCAGCTGGTGGTGGATCTACTGTTGTACCAACTACGACTGTATTAAAAGATGAAGCACAAGGCTTTTATCAATGGCTGGTTGATAACAATAGATATGGCATTATCGAAGAATGGGGCGTACAACAATCGTCTACTAACGCCGTTGCTTGTTCACAAGATTTTATCAACTGGGTGAAATCAGTATCTGTGACATTAGGCGGCAGATTATATGGTCAAGTTTGGTGGACATATGGACGTCCGATTGCATGGTCAGGATATCAATATACTCTTGCTCCAACTTCTATGACATATGTAACTGATTCTGCTCAAATGACTATGATAACAAGTCAAGGTTATTTCACAGATCCAGTGGCGTTCGATCCTCTTACAGCTGTTCCTGGTATTTATGCCAGACACCGTGCATCAGATTATAACGTTGGAACATCTACATTAGCTAACTCCGCAGGTGTTGGTGATTCAACTCGTAATATGGTTCTTGCAACTGGTGGTAACTTCGTAGCAGCGGACTTTTCAACATCTGATTCTGATTTCAATGGTCTTGCCAGTATTGGATCTACATCAGTTACTGGTGGTCGAAATGTTGGTTTGGTTAATGCCGGAGGTGCTAATTTAACAACAGCTATTTCTGGAGCATGTACTGTTTATGGTGTTTATTTCATCAATGCTGCACCTACACCTTCCAGTGCTTATCTTCGAAGCAATAGAACTATTCTTGCTGGTGGTTCTACAACCGCGCTGCTCGTAAACAGTCCTGGTTTGTATTACTTCTATAGCTATCAATCTACACGAGATAACGTCAGCGTTGTAGGCGGTTCTACAGGAGCTTCTGGAGTTGGAACTGTTATTGGTGTTAAGATTATCTGTACAGTTTTAAACGGCGCCTCAAGCGCAACTTATGTTAATTCCAATACAGCATTGTCAACCGGTAATGCCGGAACAGCTTCGATTACCAGTCTTGGTTATGGAAATCCAAACGGACAAGCGGCTGTTTGGAGAATGAGTCAAACCTTGATTTATTCCGCAGCTCATACCACAGGTGAACGTACCAGCGTAATGAATTACCTTGGTCAATTATATGGAATAACTATTGCATAAATAATAAATACGAAACTAAAATTGAAGATTTAACCTATAAGAGATGAAAGGATATATATGTTAACAAAATGTTTAATTTGTGGTTTGGTAAATGAGTTTGAGGAAAAGCGAGATAACATCAGACGATGTCCTAACATCTTATGTTTGAAAGAATTACGTTTTAATAAACTTTCATACGAAGCCAATTTCACACAATCTGGTGTCAGTCACACCTATATCCATTATTGGAGTAATTATAAAACTCTGTGTGATGGTGTAATGAAAGATGGTCAAGTAAGTTACAGAGAACTTTTTCCATTGCAATACGCTCTTGGTGGTATGGTAAACAATATCACGTGAGAGGCATATAATCATGGATAGAAATGGTAAAAATCCTCGTGATACTCACGGTCGTATAGATAGCATGGAGCTTATACAAAAAGCTGACATGGCGATTATGCTCGCGGAAAATCGCAAAGCAATTCAATTAAAAGAAGAAATTAAATCTCAAAATGAACATATGTTAGAAAATCAATCTAATGCATTTAAATGGTTCACAAGTTTCGATGACAGATTAAAGAAACAAGATGAAAAGATTGAGAAATTAATTAAGCAAAGCGAAGAAACTAATAGAGATTTATTCAAAATTCAGATTTTATTTCTTACTGGTGTAATTAGTATTATTATCCAGGTCATAAACATATTTTTAAAAAAATAATAGAAATAACAGATAATTTAATATAATACTATGGAAGATATTGAAAGACATAAACATGGAAAATAAGATGCAAACAAAAATGACACAAACAATGACATGGCAAGAACTAAACGACTATCTTACAGTGGTATTAAAGAGAATAAAACTACGTCGTCAATTGAAAGATTTGGAAGGACTGGAATCTAATGAACATCTTCGAACACCTTAATACACCTCATTTTATCCTTATTTCATTAGGATGCTATGTCATTACATTTGTCGCACGTACTTTAATTGAATTTCATGCGCCGATATTTAGTATAAGTCCATATTACAGGAAGGTAGTATTACCTATATTTCCTGTTATTTGTGGTTTATTTATATCTTTAAGTTTTGGTCCATTACTTATGGATGCCACTATATCTGGCTATTATCCATTTGTCATCGCTTATGGAGCTGTTGCTGGTATGGTATCAGGCTTTATTTTTCGCTCTATTAAAGGTTTAATTCAAGCGAAGAATCAAAATGAATGATTGTGAAATTAATCCATTTAAGCTTCAAAAGCTCGCTGATAATATGAGAGATCTTAATACGATTTTAAATGACTGGATGTTTCATTGTAATGTCTATGGTTTCAATGGCACAGAGGTTAATGAACAAATCTTGGCACGAGCTGAATTTGTCTTTGCTTATTTATTCAAGCATGATTTTTCTACAGAAGAAGAATATACTGCGCTGTTAATAAAAGCAAATATGAAATATCGTAAACTACAAAATTTTAAATAAGAACGCTATAAATGAAAAGAATAGAAATATGAAATACAATCAATTAGAAATGCAAATATTAACTGGTGTATTGAAACAATACATCGAAAACGAAGAACTTAAAGCTATGATCTTTGATCTTATTTCCAGTAGTTATGAAATAGCTCCAATGAAGGTCCGCGTTGAGCGCGTTGATGTTCATGACTATGTTTGTGATAAATTAAGAATAACTCATTCCAAATACGTACACAAGATCATAAGATTAAGTCTAAATGATCTTGGTGTTAAGTTAAGAAAGATTGAAGGTTATTATTATTTCCTTGGTTTAAGGAAAAAAGAAATTACTCAAAATCAATAACTTTAAATTCTTTTACAGCTGATTTTTTATTTGATAAATCATTAAGTGTCATTAATACATTTTGACGATTATTAAATTTATCAAGCTCTGTAATCGTCCAGCTTTGTTTATATTGAACTTTTCTTAAAAGACATTCAAACTTATAATATTCTCGATGAGAAAGATGTAATATATTACCGAATTTATATTTTGCCATAAATTCTTTTGCAATACTATTTGCAGCAATGATAATATAATTTACATGTCCAGCAAATTGAGTATCATCGATTAGCATGAAAAAAGGTATTTCAAGTTTGTTTGCCATCTTACGATGTACTCTCATTTGTTTTGTATTAAGATCCAGTGTAGACTTATTAAGCTCATTGGAGTGTTTGATTTCCAACATAGCTATTGCGTCTTCTGAATTATAATCATATAGATAAAAATCTACGTCTTGCATTGCACAATTTCCTGGTAATTTTCGATGTAAAACTGAAACACTGTTATCGCGAATTGTTGTTTTTTCGTATGATGCCATACGTAAATGCGATAAATTTAACTGTTTTATATAATTAATATTATATCAGATGTCGATTTTTATTTTAATGTCGATTCGGAAATACAAAAAATCCAGCTATTTCTAACTGGATCATTTGCAACAATTCCAAATTACTCAAGACCATCAAGAGAATTAGTAGACCGATGAGCTTATTTAAACATCGATCCATACATTATATATATCGTTATTACCTGATTTCAGGAGAAATTTCCAATCTTTTTCAATGGATGAAAAAACTAAAAATCATTCCGAGTCCACCGAGGCAAGTAAGATAATTCCAGTTCTGATGAGCTGTGGTATCGGCGTATGTAAATGACGCTCCAAGAATACCAAGCACCATCATGATTACAAATAAAACGATCATCTTGGACCTGTGCATTGAGTAATGCTGCCAGTAACGATACAAGTAGTACCGTTAGAACAGAAAATAGTGTTTCCTACGCGCTGGCAAGTCACAGACTGCGCTTGCGCCTCTGTAGCAGCGAAGAGTGCGATAACAGAAAGAGAGAGAATAGAGACGATTAGTTTTTTGATGTTGTTCATTTGATTTCCTTGTTTTGTTCTTGTTTCGCGGCGGTTTGTCGTAGCCTCGGTAGGTGTCATACATAGTCAGTGGATGATGAGGTGTCAAGAGGCATGACGCAGCGCGTTATTTAAAATTCTTCCGCCATAGAGTTGGATGTATCCAAACATAATAAACTGATGCTGCCATTATAAATGTAATCATTTGAAATTCTTTAGTTTATAGTCTTCTTTAATTTGTTCGTATAATTTCAATATTTCTTCATCAATAGTTTTATTGATTGATGCAATGAATTCTGATTTAGTTCCAAATTCATTTCCATTTTGGTCGCGATATCGATTTCCTGTTTCTAATTTACTTACTGACTCAATCATTTCTGCGATATATTCGATTGTTATTTTAACTCTATTCATCATTTGTAAACCGCCAATTTATAATTTTTAATAATTAATCTTTTTGCCTGAATCCAGTTAATAGTAGTATCTTTTCCTGATATCCAGTTGTCTGAATTATCATCATCAATATTATCTAATGTTTCGTTAATAACTAAACCATCTCGATTAATTTTTAAATAACATTGCGTGCTTTCTAAATAGGTTCGCATATAACCTTCACGCATCTGCCACTTTAATGATTCATCTTTACAAATTAAATTCATTACAACTAATTGTTTGGCGGTTGGAGTCAATAATTCCATTTGTTTTTGTATAGCTTCTTTTGCCATCTTAAAATATTTTGAATTAAATGAACCAATAATGTTCTTGCCATACTGTTTTTCTAATGCATTTTCAAAAGAATTAAAGTCAATCATTTTTTACTCTCTTGTTTCATCGCTGCATTGATTTTAGATAAAAGATCATTTACTGTTTCTAAATCTTTAAGTAATTGTTTTCGAATTTCATTATTAGCTTTAAACGCTTCAACTAAATATTGGTAATTAGGACTTGCAGTTACTGGCATTGATTCTTCATCATTTAGTTTAATTGTTTTCATTTTCTTTACTATCTTTTTTAATTGCTTCTTTGTTTTCATTTTACACCTAATGGTTTTAATTTATATCTTGGACAATACACGTCAAATCTTGTTGATAGATCTTTATCTGAAATGAATTTCCAATTTAGTTTTTGAAGTTTATCAACAGGATCAGGAGTTCCAAATGCGTAAAATACTACTTCTTCAATTTTATCAGGAACTCCTTCATAACTTTCTTCAGATACAAAATACTCTGTTCCATTTGAATCTATCGCATAGTTTCCATTCATCTTTTCAATCCAAAACATATATTGCCTTGAAGATAAAGCGGCTAAATAACATCCTTTTTTCATATCTTAAATCCTATGAATATCATATTTTGTAATGCTTCGTTAATTTCTTTTATTTGACTTTCAAGTTTTTCTAATTGAAATTTTTCTACATCAAGCTGATGCTGTAAATCATCTCTGAATCTAATAATATCTTCTATTGAATTTAAACTTGATGGTAAGAACGTTGGATACATTGGTTTCATTTCCATACTCATTTTATTTCCTTAACCAAAATTTTAATGAATCGATAACCTTTGATGTATTCAGGCTCTTTTTCAAATTCCTTGACTTCGTATTTTACGCCATCAATTATAATTTCTTTACTATCTTTTTTCTCAATTAATTCCATTATTTTACATTCCATATATCGTTTTTCCAACTCATCATTACTTCATATTCCGCAACTGTCAAACCAACTTCCAAAGCCTTTTCTTGTTTTGATCTAGAAGCTTCAAGTTTTCTAACTGACTCTTTCCTATACCATAGTTCCATTAGTGTTCTATGAGCTTCGATCCAATTAACTGGATACTCATTAGGAGAATGAGCCGGTGTATTCATCCAACGAACAATATGCTTTCTATCATTTCCATAAACGAATAGAAATTTATCGTCAAGCTGAATTCTAACACATCCAACTTCAGTTCCTGGTTCAACAAAGAATTCTCCACCAACTTCAACTGCTAACTTCTGAAGCTCACTCATGTTTCTTTTACAATAATCTGTTAATTCTTTACTAATTGTTCTCATTTTTTTTCTCCGTATACTTTATTTGAAAGATGATCGTGTTGTTGTTTTAAATAACTTACAAGATGTTCGTTATCACTAACTGATTGTTTTAAGAAAATAATTATTTGTTCTTGATTATTCATTTGTTTTTTAATAACATAAATTGTAATTGATGTTATTATTGATGCTAATGCTAAAATTGCCACTACTAATGTACTCATTTGTATTTCCTACCTCTTTTTTGGCTTACTATCCAATAATATTGTTTATTCATATCAATGACGAAATAGATATCCATGACATAATCGCCAAGGATAACATCAACTCGCTGTATGGCATTGGTATACATCATATTCTTTTTAATCTCAATATCACAGTGGTCGTAAACCTGTCTGCTCAATATCGGATCCATGCCGTTTTTGTTTTTGCTAGTTCGTGGTTCAATGAACCAGTATTTCACAAATTTTCTATTATCTTGTTTCATCTATTTTCATCCTTATTATCAGTAGCATCTGGCTACCTCTGTCTTCCTATAAATATACCATTTCAGTGATAGAAATGCTAAAAAATAAATAAAATAATTAAAATAAAATAGTAGAAATAGAAGACCGGTCATTCATTCTCCTTTTCAGGATCAGAAAAACCGGTTTGCAGTAAAACTTCTACTCTCAACTTTTAGAGAATCTACTTCGTTTCGTTTTAAGTCAACCTATACTTGAGGAGTCTGTACTTATCTTCAGCTTCTGTCTAACTCGCGCTAGATTTGTTCATCAGATTTTCTGCGGCGCCACTGTTTCTAAATCGTGCCTAACTAACTTTTGGATATCTCCTAAATCGAGATATAGATATATTATTCTATTACCTACTTCTTTGTAGTTCTGCAGTGCAGAAAATAAAGAATAAGAAAGAAACAAAAACACCAGGAACGGAGGACCTGGTGTTTCTATATGCCAAGACGTATTCAATGTCTTACAAATTATATATCAAGCAAAGTTAGCTAATCTTTTGTATTTTTCAATTAATTTTTTGAATTCTGATTTAGTTATAAATTCATCTTTTGTATTTTGAAATCTAATTATTGTTGATCGATTTTCTGGTGTGTCAATGGCACAAACTTTCCATTTTATTTTTAAAATATCAAACAATATTATTGATCCTTCGGAAGGATAATTATCTACTGATACTTTATAACCAAGACCATCTACATATTCTTTAAATAAAATATGAGCTGGTAAATATTTATGAGCAGCTTCTCCACTCCATCTAAAACCTTTATCTAAAATTTCATAATCAACTTCTTTGAAATTTGGATAATTTGTTTTGAAAGCATCATGATCTTTGCAGTTAGCACAAACTGCCATACCTTCATAGTCAGCTGGAACATCTTCATTTGGCATATGATATCCAACTATTTTATATTCTCCGCACATTTTACAAGCACTTAATTCCATTATTTATCTCCTAAATTTTTTAAATACACAGTTCCTTTATTTGTGTGTTTGCTAAACCATCCTAATGAAACCATTATTTGGCTCACCTTCTGTGGATACACCTTGGTTTTTGGATCATAGCCTTGTGCTATGGAATTTGCATCTAGTCCAGAAATTCTTCCAAGCTCATTATAATCTTCTAATTTAGAAATCATCCAATCAGTCAATGGATCTGATTCCATAAATTGTTCATTTGAAATATTAAGCATTTCACTTTCTTCTTCATTTAGAAAGTGACTTTCACCAGATTCGTATGCTTGAACAGCTTCTGACCAAAGTGCTTCTTTAATTTCTTTTAATTTATCAAGATCTACTTTTTGATTTCTTTCAACTTCAACACACCAAAATCTACGATTGCCTGTTTTATCAACAAGGATATTCATGTTATTTGAGGTTCCGCCAAATACCATCATGCGAGGAACATTAACAGAATCATTTTCAAATTTAGGAACATAAGTATCAACTGAATTAGTTAAATAATCTTTAACACTTTCTAATTCATTTTTCTTAAACGAACTTAATTCACCGAATTCAATAAGAAACTTACCACGAAATGTTTGAGTTGCTTTTTGAATATTATCAAGATCAACTTTACCAGAAATATAATATTCAGGTTTAGGATTTAATATTTTAAAGAAGCTGGTCTTTCCTGCGCCTTGATCTCCGCAAAAGATCAATGCACTATGAACTTCAGTTCCTGGTACCATTGCACGAGCAACGGCACTGATAAGCCATTTACGACCAAGAATACGATTGATTGGCGTATCCTTTACCTTACAGATATCAACCAAATAATTATTTAAATAATCAGTTTTGCATTTTGGTAATTTTGTAAAATAATCTTTCAATGGATTAAATTCATTTTGTAAAGCAACATGATTAACAACTCGTTTAAGAATATCGTTATTTATACTTCCACCAAGATAAAAATTATTCATTGCGATTTCAATATCACCACGTAATTTAGTGCTTAATGGTTTGGAATCAATATAAATACGACCATCAAAAATGGAATAAGCTAATTTTGGAAATAAGTGTTTCATTACTAAAACATAGTTATTGAAATTAGGTATTAAAGTTATAGTGTTTTCTTTTTTAAAGAAACGCATCGCCTCATCATAATAACCATATTTACGGATGCAATTTTCTTTTAATTCGTTTTTAACATTTTCTTTCTTTTGATTAATATTAAAAACCTTGGCTGCTGCTTCTTTTTCAGCAGCAATAACTTCTGGACTGTCTGGAATATAATAAACCTCTGAATCATCAGAATCGTTTAAGTAGTCAGAAAAATTGAGAATATCTGTATCATTACATTTGTTGTGCATTATAAATTTCCTTGTTGAAGAATAAAGAACTTCGTTGTGTGACCAGCTCTTCACAATAAATATATCATTATGTATAGATTTGTAAAATAAAAATGAAAATAAAAAACTGCTGGCTCAAACGTACGCACAACCATACTCGCCAGCAGTTTTACATTCTTCTTCAACAGACACAACAATCTCACGATTGTATTACTTATATACCGCGAAATGCCTAACTTTATTATATTTTTTAATGTTTCTGGTATTATAAAGGTGACAGACAATGGTGCCTCTGTCACTCCTCTGTCACCTTCTCTGTCACCTCTGATATCCTATGATTTACGATGTATTATTGCAAAAGTGACAGAGTGACAGAGAAAGTATGAAAAAGTTTACCGGCGCCAAAAGCATTCCTATACCTCTGTTCATCCGCCAGGAAAGATCAAACACCAAATTCTCTGTCACTCTGTCACTTTTTTCTTTAAGTAGCTGTTTTTATTGAAGAATGTCGGTGACAGAGAAGGTGACAGACACCTGTTTTCTCTGTCACTAGTGACAGAGGATATTCTTGGCATTGAGGTATGCACTATCTCTATGTTATCAGAAATTCTTTAAACGGAAAGATGTATATTGGTAAATCTATTAATCCAATAAAACGATTAAAACAACACCTCGCGGACAAATCCTCTAAACGCCTTGCTAAAGCGATTCGAGCTGACGGTAAGGATAAGTTCCAGCTATACGTCATCGCAGAGTTTAAAACTGATTTAGAGGTATCTGTGGCTGAACTGTTGTTCATTGACCAGCTCGGTACAGACGATCCAGATCTAGGTTACAACGGTTTAACAAACTGGAAATATATTTCTAAAGAAATAAGAAAACAATATAGAAAAAAGAAATATGAATTATCAAAATCACCTTCAGAGATATTAGAGATATTACCTATATTATGAAATATCTATTATGGAAAAGAAAGATTCAAAGGAATTAGATACCTCTACCTGGGCGACTGTAATTTATAATGGTGATACTTACCTCGTTAATCCACTTTACATCGGTCCGGTTGGAATTCAAGAAGCTAAAACTATTGCTGACGGCTATGGATGCGAGTTACCAAGTCCAGGTCTTGTAGATGCAATCTTTAAACAAGCTGACTGCCGCCTCAACGCTCTTGAATTCGTTCGCCAGCACAATGGCACACCAGCAACGATGTCAAGTTTAAAGGTCCTCCAGGAGCAGCAAGAACATATCCGTAATTCATTAGGACAATGGATCCTAGCTAATGGACCATTTCAGTTATCAGCAGGCTATGGTAAGGATGTTGTTATTTCTAATGGCACATTAGGAATTTATGGCTGGCACCGTCTTAATGGAAAACCAATACAACCATTTTATGGAAAACATTCTACATCATGGAAAGATTACAGTCAGCTTCTTCGGTTAGTTAAAAAAATATAAGGATAATTATGAAATCAGATTGGAAATGTTTATCAAAAGGTTGTAGCAATAAGAACTTTCATTACTCCGGCTTTATGAAATGTAAGATTTGTGATGCGCTCCATCATTCGAAACAAGATGGCAGTTATTCTTATTACTTCGTTAATCCTAATGACAGCTTCGCACAAGAATTCGATAAAATCATAACCTATGATAATGAAACAGGTAAAACAACTCTTTCTATTAGAGAAGGATCTAATCCTCCTGTTCTTTATACTGACCATGGTAAACTAACTGCCAATGATTTTACCAGAAATTTACTGGATAATTAAAATTAATTAAAACAAGAAATAGTTTCTCAATGTATAAACTTTATTTCGCCGATGAAAACTAATGTTTTTTAATTTCCATAGTAATCTCTCGACAAAACAACAAGACGAAACTTTCTTTTGCATGATATACTCGAAGGAGTGATAACGAGTGAGAGGATGTCATGTTTTCTTTGAAGTAGTTAGGATCAGAGAAAAGAATCTCTGAATACTAAAGAGAGAAGAACTAGTATAGGCGCCAATATTATTTTCTCTTTGTTATATAGATCTGTGTAGTCATTGTATTTTTGTCATTATTTGTCCTCTGACTTCCAATAGAAGAACCTCCAGCCGTCATCTCTGGAGGTTTTTCGTTTCTATAATCTTAAACTAATCTGAACTATTTTAAACTATTTCAGACATTTCTATGATTTATCTTAACTATCTTATAGAAGGAAAGAAAAGAGAAGGAAATGAAAACACGAACACCAAAGAAAAAGAAACCACTAGCCAAGACACGACAAGACAGCACAAAGAATAAATCACCAAAAGCTGATATTAATTCCAAAACTGTAGAATTATTTGATTGTCCAAATTTCTGGCTAAAGAAATACAATGCAACAAAGATAAAAAGATTTATCTATAAAACCTCACGATCATATTTTCTGTGGATGAGAATAGATTCTGATTATATTAATGAGAAATTTCAAACTCAAGAAGAAGCAGAAATCCAGCTTCAAACGATATTGAGTCGCCATGACATTAAACCAGAATTAAAACTTGTTTCCAGTCACGGACTGCTCTTACCACAGGAGCCAATCAAAATCGATTCCACAGTCATTCTACGAGCAGCAAACTGTAGTTTCACCGCCACTGACATCAGTCATCATCTGCAAGAACACTATTTCGATCTTACCAATAAGAATCTAACACCTGATCAACTTATTCTTCTTAATATCGCAATACGATTAACGAATAAAAATACTCTTCCAAAGATTTGGCTTAATGGTGTAATGAGTAATGAAGAATTACAAAGATCATTTCGTGATATGGACTATAAAACTTTTTTGTCACTGATATCGAAATAAATTCCAATATCACTACATTAAAAGATATAAAATCAGTTAACAGATGTAAAATCATGAATAAAACAGTAAAAGAAAGAAAAACTAAAAAGACCAAATCAAAAAATATCGATGAGATGTTTAATGATTGTACTGTTATTTTGTCCAAAGAAATAGATAAAATAGCCAAATTACAATCTAACTCCGAAGAATTATTAGATCCAAAAGCTGTAGCTGTACTAACAGATACAATGAGAACATTTATTTCCTATAAAAAAGAAGAACGAGTTGCTTCGCTTAATAATGACTTATCCAAGATTGATGAAAATTCATTAAAAGATCTGGCAAAAACAGCGATACAATTTATCGAGAAAAAGGAAAAACAATGAGTCAGCAAAATACACCGATAATATACAGACCACCAACTC